GACAACAATGCGGTAAAAACAGCCGACAGAATGATTGAAAACGGCAACAGGCAGAGCTTTGAAGTAATGCTTGAATGTGCAGAATGTCTGTGCGGAGTTGTCGGCAGAAGGGTTGTGATTGATGACTCTCTCATCGGAAAAAGAGAGGGCTTGATTGTGAAAAGCATTAAATATTCACTTGGGAAAAACGGTGAAAGCACAACGGTTGTGCTTGGAAAGGAGAACGGCGATGTGGCTGATGAATTACATAACTAAAAATTCGATTACCGCCCCGAAAGCCGAAAAGGGCGGTGTGAAAAGTTCGGGAAACACGGTTTCGGTGGATTCCTCGGAAGAACACAGAGGGATAAAATGTTGCGTGCCGTATGGCTTTGCAAGCGTTGTTCCCGTGGGAGAGTCGGCGGTTGTTTTGCCGCTTGCTAACGGTGAAGTGAGTCTTGGCGTGCTTGCAAAAAATGTTGAACTTGATGAGGGCGAGGTTATGCTCTCGTCAAAGGGCGGAGCAAGTATTGTGCTGAAAAATGACGGCAGGGTTCTTATCAACGGTAAGGCGGTGTAGTATGAGGGATACGATGATTAAAAACGGTGATATCGTTATCGGCTCTTCGGGCAATACGGTATTGCTTGAGGGGAGTGACGCAAAATTCCAGCAGGCTGTGCTTTGCATTTCGGCAAAACTCGGCGGATTTGTCTATGACAGAAATTTAGGTTCAAAGGTGCTTTTGCAGGACAAAACACTCTCGGCAAAGCAGACTGAACTGCTTGCCAATGAATCGCTTGCAAAAATGAAAAATACCTATGCAAGCGTTAAGTCGGTTGGCAGACAGATTACGATTGACCTTACGGTTGACGATATTACAAGGAAGGTGCAGATAAATGGAAACCTATGATGAAATTTACGGCAGAATGAAGAATGCCTATGAGCATGAAACGGGTGACAGCTTTAACGAGGTGAGCGACATTGCAATCAGGCTCAAGGTGCTTGCCGGTGAGATTTTTAAGCTACAGACGAATCTTGAATGGTGGAAAAGACAGATGTTTGCAGTGAGCGCAAGCGGTGAATGCCTTGACAAACTCGCATCGCAGAGAGGTATTGAACGCAAAAAGGCAATGAAGTCAACGGGCGAAATTACATTCAATATTTCTCAGCCGTGCAGTCACGATATTATAATTCCAAAGGGGTGCGTTGTGGCTACTGCCGACCTTGTGCCGATACGATTTGTTACGACCGAGGATGAAGAAATCAGTGCCGGTAACACGCTTGTGAGTGTTTATGCCGAGGCTGAACAGGCGGGAAGTAACGGTAATATCGGGCTTGGTTGTGCGGTTGTTCCCGTGAGTGTGCCGACAGAGATTGAAACGGTTACAAACCGTGAGAAATTTACGGGCGGTTGCGATGCCGAAACGGACGATGAACTTCGCAAACGCATAAGAGATACATATATAAACACCTCCAACGGCACGAATGCGGCATATTACGAACAGCTTGCACTCACGGTTGACGGTGTTGCAAAGGCGAGTGCCATCGGCAAAGCGAGGGGCGTAGGTACGGTTAATGTCTATGTCACGGGTGCGGATGCATCATTAGGTACGAATGTTGTTGCAAAGGTTCAGTCGCTTTTGGAAAAGCAGAGAGAGCTTAATGTTGATGTTATTGTGGCGAATGCCCAGCGTACCGCCTGCAATATGAGTGTTGTTGCCTATGCGGAGGACGGATATTCTTCAGGTGAAGTCAAGGAGTTGCTCAAAAATGCCTTTGCGGAATATGTGAATTCAATCCCTATCGGCGGAACTTTCAGATTGTCGGAACTCGGTGCAAGACTGATTGACACGGGTTGTATAACCAACTACAACTGGAACACGGATATGCAGGATGTGACGGTGGCAAAGTCGCAATGTTTTACTGTCGGTACAGTTACGATTGGGGTGAAGTGATGAACAGCTTTGATTCGATGAAAACCAAATTAGAAAGTACGGGACTTTACAAAGTTACGGCAAAATCAAATATCAGAGCGGAACTTTTGGCATATGCAGAGGGTTTGAACACGGAATTTGATATGCTTGAAACTATGGAACGGGAGTTGTTTATTGACACAGCGGAAAACTGCGGAATTACCGAAAGGGAAAGATTTGTCGGTAAAATCAATGCCGATTATCCGCTTGAAAAACGAAGGGAAATGCTTAAAATATCTGAGCAGAAGGTTGGCGGAAAGTGCACTCCCGACGATTTCAAAAGAATTGTCAGAGGTTACGGTGTGGAAAATTTTACAATTGCTGAAGCTCCCACAAGAAACCGTGTGGATATTAAAATTTCGGATACAAAAACAGACGCAGAGAAGAAGCTCATAGAAAAGCGTGTGAAAGCAGATTTTCCGTTACATCTTAATGTGATAATTTCTTATGTAAATGCATAAAATCCTGATTAAAATTTTAATCAAGCTATGTTAATAAATTTTGCAGCTTTGCAAAACCATTCAAATAATTAAATAACCATGACCAAAAATAAAAATGACAAGTTGAAAAATCTCAGCTTGTCATTTTTTGCGTAGATGTTGTTATTCGTTGTAAAAAATGTGACTTACACATTTTTTCGTACGAAAAAGTGTTGACAGAACCGCCTGATATCAGTGAAGCCGCAATTCCTACTATAATTACGCCTATACCCACAAATTTAAGTACCTTAGATATAATGTTATTTCCCATACATTTGTCTCCTTTGAAAATCATCATTATATTTTCAAAAGCAACCAAATATAAATTTGTTTTACATAGCACATCAAAAAGAGGGTGTTCCAATCGGAACACCCTCTGATTTTATATCAGGAATAAACTTGTATTAAGTTACCTGTCAATACATCCTGTGTGGATTACTTGTTTGCGATAGCAGCCTGTGCAGATAGGTTAATAAACAGGGGTTTTTTATTAATTGAGCATTGCTCTCATTCTCTTTCCTATGTAACGAGGAAATCCTTTCGATTTCCTCTAACCTTATCAAGCAGTTTTTCTTCCTGCCCTCTGCCGTAAAGGTAGCTTTCACATTTGGTTTGCCATTCAAATTGACATACCATTCAAAAGTAGTATCAGAAGTCGGTGTAACCAGATAAACGAACTGATTTATAACATCGTGGCTGATAGTACTCCCGCTAAAATCAACAAGGCTATTCAGCGTAGAAATAATACTGTCCAAGTCAAAACCTTTCAAATTGTCATTGTCCGTCGGTATATTCTCAAGTACTTTTTGAAGCTCCTGTATTTCCGTATCAATCGGCGTTCTCATCACTTGATATTCGTCCTTTGTGATTTCGCCGTCAGCTCTCATAGCAATTAGGTTTGTGAGCCTTGTGTTCGCCTTGTCCAATCTTGCCTGCACAACCACCACATCAGACTGTTTACCGATTTCTTTTTCTTCCTTATAATAACACTTAATAAGGTCGATTGCAATAAGAACTGATTTTCTTCTTTCTGTCCATAAATGCTCTAAAAGAGCTTTCGCCATAAAATCGAGTTTCCAATCGGTTATCATTCTGGTATCGCAATAGCCGTCTGTATCTAATCCAAGTTCTTCTCTCTTTTTCTTGTTGCCGTTGTTCAACTGATTATAGCATTGATAGCCATACGAGGTTTTTCCGTCTAATTTTGTGTGCCACTTATTTTTTCGAAATGATGAGCCGCACGAACAACGGAGTTTATTCACCCACACATCAGCCGAGTCACGCTTACTATGAGTGGTCTTTGTTGCAGATACCAAAGACGGCTTTACTCTGCTTTCTCGTATTTCCTGTGCCTTATCCCAAATCTCTTGAGAAATGATAGCAGGGAAATCGCCCTCAACATATTCATAAGTGGACATATCCAGATTGTTAATTCGCTTCTGCTCCAGAAAATTGTTGCTTCTGGATTTGTTATAGCACTTTGTACCTGTATAAGTGGCATTTCTGATAGCTCTCATAATATTTGATACACTCCACTTTACAAGCCCAGAAGCAGTTTTCCTTTTTCGTTCCGTCAGTATGCCTGCTATCTTCATAGAGCCATAGCCCTGCAAATATAAATCGTATATCATTCTGACCGTTTCTGCTTGTTCTTCATTTATAACATAGGTATCTCCCACACGGTCATAGCCGAGGATATTACCATTGCCATAAAGCACACCGTTGTCACGGCTGATTTTCTGACCTGCTTTTACTCGTTCCGAGGTCTTGCGGCTTTCTTCCTGTGCCAGAGTAGCCATAAGCGACAATCTCAATTCGCCGTCACCGTCCATTGTCCAAATGTTATCCTCAATGAAAAAGACCTCTACGCCTATACTTTTAAGCTCTCTTGTGACGACAAGCGTATCAACAACATTTCGGGCAAAACGACAAACCTCTCTGGTAACGATTAAATCAAATTTGCCCTGTTTGGCATCTTCAATCATTCTCAAGAAATCTGGTCGTTTCTTTGCCTGTGTTCCTGTGATACCCTCATCAATATATTTTGCAACCACATCCCAATTCGGGTGATAGCGTACTTGGTCATCATACCATTGCAACTGATTATCCAAAGCGGATAATTGAGCTTCGTGTTCCGTTGAAACTCTGCCGTAAATAGCGACCCTTCTTGCTCTGTTTCTATCAAAAAGCGAATAGTCTGTTAGCTTAAATCTGTAATTGAACTGATTAGTATTAACTGCTGTGTTCATAAAGCGTACCTCCTTTGCTTTGTTCGCTCATATTGTATCTTTTATCAAGCCGCTTGTGAAATGTGCGAATTTCGGTGTTTCATTATATTTGTATATGTGGCTTGATTTATCTTTCCTTTTTCAAGCAATATCTCGATGAGCTTCAAAGCTGCTTCGTATTCATCAACTTTCACATCAAGCACTTTTACCACCTCTTTCAAGAGCGACACTTATCGCCAGAGCTTTATCAACAGCAACAAGAAAACGCCCATCAAGAGTTCCTAAATACTCTTGCAGGCGTTGTTTATCAATGGTACGAATTTGCTCCAACAAGATAATGGAATCTTTATCAAGTCCATTGACATTGTGTACGATAGTGTGTGTCGGTAGTTTTTTCTTTGTTCCAATCTGTCCTGTAATCGCCGCTACAATGACCGTAGGGCTGTGCTTATTCCCTGTATCATTAGAAATGATAAGTACAGGTCGTGTACCGCCTTGCTCCGAGCCGATGACGGGGTTTAAGTTTGCGTAGTAGATGTCGCCACGCTTAATGATT